CAGGTGATATTGTAATATCTTATTTCTAGCTTCCACATCCGTCTTCTCAGATAGGGATTCAGGAAGATATGCATCAATTTCAAAGAAAGTTTGTCTTAGATCTTCTAAGGTTGCGTAAGCTGGGAATCGACCATGAATGGGTCCATCCAAGAAACGCAATGAAAATAATTCACTATCAAATTCTCTGAAAGTATCAGGGGCTCCCCCGATAAGTCCAGTAAAATTACCCTTATAAGCAACTATATACTGATCGTCTGGATATAGCGTAAATCCACCAACAGCTTGCGGTGCTTCCGTGGGTACCGTCCAGGTAGTCCTGTATTGTCCTAAGCCTACCCGAGTCATTTCTATTTCTGCAATCTCTGTCATCCTTCCCAGAGGAGATATATGGGGTGGAGAAAATACGCTAGCAACTACTCTATTATCTTTAGGATCTTGTCTACGACCTCCAATAATAACTGTAACCTCAAAAGAAAGACTTCCTCCTATAATTCCAGCGAGTTGGTCTTTGGGCGTGAGTCTCTTTTCATCAATAGCTAGGCTTACAACCTGCCCTGGACGAAAAGGATCTGTGAGAGGATCGGCGCTTACAGTTCCACCAGAGTCAACGGTTTTAATCTGATAGAAATCATAAATAGTACCAGCAGTATCAGTATATTGGTGGATGGTGCTTCCTGTAAAAGGAACGTCTGGAGTAACACTTCCTATAACTTCAAAAGTACTAAATTCTGCTAAATCATTTAAAACTATAAAAGAAGCAGGAAATGTGGTAATAGTAGATAAGTCGGTTGTAGCAGAGAAAGTTATAGTAGTGGAGGTATTCGCTATAATATTATATAGCAAGCCCCCAATTTCCATTTGATCCCCTCGAAGGACATTATCAGCAGGTGGCGTACCACTAAAAGTAACTGTGATAACTTTAGTTACGTTGTTTACGTCTCCTGCGTTAGCGATAGTGCCGTCTGCTGCTCTCGCACTTCTCTCTACCTGAAAACTGGCAATATTATTAGGAGGATTGCCGGGGGAGGTAAAATCAATAATAACTGACATTACTTAAATAACCTTTCAAAAACTTTAGGTTTTTGTTCCTTAGCTTTCTCAATAGTATCCAAGAGAGTATCTAACTTTTTCTTATACTCTGCATTTTCAGATATGAGAGCGCTATAACTAGCTTTTAGGGACCTTATTTCATTACGTAGGATTTTGAATTCTCCTTCGAAATATTCTGCATCAGCCACTTCTTTTTGCACCAACATTTCCTCTACTTCTGCCATCACTTCTTCTTTAATACTATCAGTTTTCACCTGAACTTGCTCCCCTGGAGTAGGTGGTTGGCCTATTTGTTTGGGCTGTACGTCCCTATGACTTGCCATCTTTTTGATGAGTTTCCCAGTTTTCACAATCCCTCCTAGAAACTAAAATATCCAAAAATTTTCCCAGCTATAAATACTAGGAGAGTAACCTGGATAAGTTGCAGAAATACGGAAAACTGCATCCATTTATGATGAGTATTTTTCAATATACGTATTTTGCCCTTAGTTTCCAGAGACTTTGGTTTCTTTTTAGTCTCTATTTTCCTCATGATCTCTCCCAATGATCTAAGGGTTATTTATACCACTTCCAAACTTCGTACTGTCCTTCTTCATATTCATCTTCTTCAATGGCGTTTATACAGTGGTTTGGTCCATCGCCAAAGAATTTTGCTGCGTTGTCTACGAAGGGATGTAACAAGTACTTAATATACCATTTAGGTTTTCCAGATCTTATCGCTCTTCCCGTCCTAGAGCTAATGGTTTCATCCGGATTACCTAACCAAACTACATTCATGTATTGATCCACGGCTATAGCTAGATCTTTTCCATGAGTTCTAAGTTTATGACTTTTAAACAGTTTTCCAATTACATGTATGAGTGCCCCTAGAATAAGTTGTGCAGCCATTATAGGGAACATAGCTAAAGTATTTATAAGAGACCATAGCTGTAACATTATGCTGATTCTCCAGGAAGGAGGTGGGTACGCGTTCTATATAGCTCTAATTCCCCCGACCCTACGCAGCTCGTGTCATTCTCATCAATAGTCACCTCTACCCACAACTCATAGTTTGGGGGAATAGGATTCTCATTAGCTGCCTCAGTATTCATCTCGTCACCCATAGGACAATCGCCCATAATCATATGGTGATTAACATAATGTACTATAGGAGTATCACCACTAGCCTGCTGAGGAGTACCACTTCGATCATAATAATATTGGCCGTCTGGACATACAACCCAAAAATCTACAAAAGTTCCGAAAGGAGCGTTCAACCAATATAGAGTACCCTCTTTAACTCTTACATCATCTGAAAAACTAAGTTTTAATCTCTTTCTTTTAAAACCACTTGGAATTGTAGTAGTAATAGAATCCGTAACTTCATCATCGGCAGTCGAGAAATCCCACTGTATAATTTCCCCATTACCGAGAGTAGAAGCTGTATCTCCCCGGCTAGTAAAATAGGTTGTGGCATCTATAGGACGGCTATCTGAACGTACTAATTGCCTGCCATCTGCGGCTCTATCAGCTTTTCTAGGTCTCGCTTTAGTTCCCATTAGAGCACCTTATATTCAAATTCGGCTCCCAACCTCTCTACATTAGGAGAGTCGTTGACTAGCACAATAGCTATTTTCTTGGTTCCATCGCCAGTAAATTGACGTAAAATGTGTCTTTTTTCTGAATTATAGGTAATAGCAATTATCTCTGGGGATGAACCATCATAATCCCAAATTAGACAGACATGGGTTTCACGGTAAGCATTCGCAGACCCATTCCAAAAACCAATCTCCCATACTTCCCCATTGGGGATTACATAGGCATCATAATCTTCAGTATTTTCTGAAACCTCTTTATAATAATATTTATGGAGTGTTTGTGCCATTACGCGTAGTATCCTCTTGCTACACAGTCTATTTCTAAAGTAGCTCCACCTAATCTCTCCCTAACTATACGAATTAGGGTGGAAGTGCCATTGCCTGTCATACTAGTCCCATCTCTAGCTTCACTGGTATCCGGGAAAATTTGTCCGCTAAATCCAGTAAAATAAGCCCTATCAATGACATGTGGCGTACCACCTGAATCTACATAATAGACAGTAATCTTAGATCCCTTTTCGTTGGGATCACCCTCTGCCCCATAAGTTATTTGACTTAACGTAAAAGTAACTCCGTTAGGGATAGTCCATTCTGTAGTCTCTGTATTAGATACCTCTAGCGGTGTATCTGCTGGAATAGAAACAGAAGTAGCAGCCGGGGGAGCTGTAGGAGCACTAACAGAAACCTTACCCTCTATAGCTAATCTATGTTTAAAGTCCTGAATATCTTCGGTTACCGTAATTATATGGTACTCCGTAGAATCATCCGTACCTACCATAGGAATTCCATAAGGAGTTCCTACGACAGATGCCCCTTCTTGTTTGGCTAGAGGATCTCCTGCTGGATCTACTAATCCGATTTTACCGAGAATATTGGTGCCCACAGGAAGCGGCACATCTGTGGCTAAAGATACCCGTAATGCGTTGGCTACATCTATACCTGTACCAGCAGCTAGTCCTGCTTGTCCAACAACTGGATTTACTTTAGCCCTGTCCGTCTCATCCCAATCATCAAGTATTGATAAAGAGACTACAGCAGGATCATCGGTAGCCAGAGTAAGTCTTGGAGTCAAAGCATCAATCACTCCAGAACCAGCAGAAATACCATTTTGGCCTGGAATAGGACTAACTTTAGCTCTATCATTTTGATCCCAGTCATCCAGTATCTCTACTGCTGTCTGAATAGCTTGCAGAGCGGTAGTCTGCGTCTGCTGTTCTGCTAATGTGGAAGCTCCAGTAGGCAGTGCAGAACTAAGAACATCTATTTGCAATTGTCCAGCAGAATCTACAGCAATATGTTGATAATTAGAGCCATCTGTACCTACTATAATACGACCAACATCGCCTGCTTGGACCGCGTCACCATCCTGAACTAGCTGACCAGAGGTTCCCCCACCCCCAATAACGTCTACCTGAAGTCTACCCAGATTGTTAGTGAGAAGGTAATAAAAGTTACTCCCGTCGCTTCCTAGGGCTATATTGCCTTTTTCGACTCCGGTATCGGCCTGGCCGGTGGGGTATTGCTCCCCACCGCCCGCGCCAGTAACTTTCAAAGCCCCAGTAGAATCTACTACAGCTTTATGGGTCGGGTTAGTCCCGTCAATAAGAACAAAATAGTTCTCTTCAGGATTAACTACATTTTTTATCTCTTGTTCTGTAGGACCAAAATCCGCCATATTAACTACTTATTAAGTTGTATAACCATTAATAGCTGCATGAGCTAGGCCGGTAGCATCACCAGCCGCATTTCTCACCCGAACTTCCAAAGTACGGTTTGCAGCTCCAGTCACTTCTATATCTGTAGGAAAGGTGAACTCTCCGCTAGGTACAGCACCAGAGTTTAGGCTTCTGCGTATAGTTTCTGTAAGAGCACCACTATCCCTAACTTCTAATCTAAAGTCTGCCTGTTCACTAGCAGCCCAATGAAAAGCCTTGATGTGGTAAGTCACGCCAGCACCGACAGCAATAGACACTAGAGTATCCACACCACCAGTCATAGCGATTAAGCCATCATCACCACTATCGGAAGCGGTATCAGCCTCTGTACCATGGGTTTCAACTGTCTGAACAACATTAACATCTAGAGCCTGGTCAGCACCTACCAGAGTACTGGTCAATCCAGTACCCCCACTATCATAAAGACGTGTTAAAATAGATCCATCAGCTTCGATTCCTAATGTATCGGTGCCATCACCAATAGATACACTATCACTTACATGTGTAAGGTCTCGAATGTCTAGATCAGTTGCGGTAACTGCAATGTCACCATCAGGTTTAATCCACAAAGCTCCACGGTCATTGGTGCGTAGACGGGTATAATCCCCATCCACCTCAGTGAGTGTTGCTAGTGCATCATCTCTGACTGCCAAGATTTGGAAGCCAGCATCCGTAGCACCGGCAGCATCATCAACTGCAAAAACCGCGTCGTCTAAAAGTTGAAGGGAAGTTAAGATATCTGCGCTATTAGTTTCAACAACTTGCAGATTTCCAGAACCATCAATGACAGCCGAGTTTGTGCCGTCACTTAGGCGGACAGTTAAACTACCGTCCGAATTAATATCTAAAAGATCAGTACCATCACCAATTGCTACAGAATCTTCTGTATGATCGAGATCTACATTAAGATTAGCTGCCACTATTAAGCGACCACTAGAGTCTACCTGTAGAGATCTCTTATCACCATCTGATAAAGTAGGTAAAGATGAATTATACTCACCTACAAGGTTTCCAAATTGATTGAAATCAGCCATTTATTTCTCCTAAATTACTATAAATATTCATTGTGCTTGATTCCAATCCTCCCAACTATTTAGCCGATAAATCCTTGAATTGACGCAAAGAATTCAACCCCAGAAAAATGGGCTGGAGGAGTTGCGTCAGGTTTTACATCTATTGTTAAGGACTGCCCAGAAGTGAGCCGTCGTGGTTCAATAAATGGAAATTCTACGTTAGGAGCACCTGCGGTTAGGTGTCTTTTTCGTATAGTGGTTCCATTTAGTCTCATACGAACTACTGAATCTACTGGACCTGTAACTTCTGCAAAAGTTATATGCGTATCATCGAATGGGGCCACATATGTAAGGACGTTAGTATAACTTCCACCTGTATTAACAGTTACTTCGTTCTCGTCAAATACTTGCGTCTGGTGGCCTGATATAGCGATAGTATCCCCAGATGAAGCCTCAACTTTAACTTCTAGGCCCCCAGGGGAGGTAACTATCTCAGTAGGTAGCGGATTAAGGGTAGAGAAGGCAGTTCCGGACTCATCTAGCAAGCGTATACTAACTGTTCCATCGGAATGTACAAATAACTTATCAGAATTAGTAATATTTCCGATAGCAACATTATCGCCAGACTCGGAATCTAAATCTACGTTAATGGTAGCGTTTTCAACAGTCACGTTCGCGTCAACGAGGAGCCGAACTTTGCCGTCTCCATCGATTACAACATCTACGTGTCTTCCGTTAGGCCCTACAAGAGCTACGCCCTGGGTGGGACCTCTAGAAGTATGTTGAACTCCGGCTCCCGTGCTACCCTTAGATCCCATTATTTACCTTCTTATTTCTTGGCTTTCTTTTTAGCTTTCTTTGCTGGTTTGTCCTCGGGCTTATCTCTTTTAAGCTTAATAGGCTCTGCTACTTCGCCATTCTGGATCTTAGCGAGTTCAGGATAAGCTGCATTGTTGATTTCATTGATTTCTTCTTCGATAGTAGTCAATTCAGGAGCAATTTCCTCCTGAGTAACCTTACGAAACTCTTCCATCGCAATTGTATATCTTTTACGAAGAAGTTCTAAGCGTTTTTGAAGCCGTTTTACTTGGGTAGTAGGCTTGTACTCTTCCAGCACACCCAAAATCATATTAATTTCCAGACGTTGTCTGTCAAGTCGTAAAAGTCCCATGATTCCTCCTTATTTCTTCCTTCGTTCTGGGTCAAATCTTACGTGAGCAAAACAGTAACCTGATGGACTGCTATTTAATGCCTTATTGTCACATACTTTACCGTCTTTTTTACGGATATAGGAACAAAGTCCTAGAGTTTTATGAGCTTCTGCTCTCTGATCTGGTGTCAAACTCTCGAAATCCAGCGTCTCTTCCTCTTTTTCTAAGACGTCTTGGGGAGAATCATCCTCCACCAACTCAGGTACCTCAGATACAGTTTCTGCTTCGGTAGCCTCTGTTACTAAATTTTCTTCTTGGACAATTTGTTCTTCTTGTGGTTTTTCCTCCGTTGTTTCTGTAGGTAATCCATTATTATCTAGACCTATAGACTGTAGATAATGATGATAAACATCGTGGCCAAAGATTAACTTAACTTCTTTAAGTCTAAAGATATTTTTTAGGTAGGATAGATCGAATTCTTTATGATGTTTAAGAAACGGAGCACTCTTGATAAAAGTATGGCTCTTAGAGCCCTTGGCGACTACAGCGTAGCCTCTAGTAAATTTAATACCATGATAATAGGTATTTGAAGAATCCCGCAAGGGATGCTTCACGACAATATATTCTTTGTCGGTAACCTTGCGATTCCAGTACATTTTCCCTCCTCGAAACAAACGAAGTAAGGACGGGGCTTAATACCCCGCCCCTACTATAAATTCTACGCTAGATTAAGCCTCCAGCGGAAGAACGTCTTTAGCCCTAGCAAGAGCAAGACGGTTGTAAAGATCGAAACCACAATACCATTTGAGACGATATTGGTAGGCGTTCTCATCTTCACGAGGACCGACATACTCAAGTTTAAGACCAGCATTTTGAGCGGACGTAAAGCCCACAACGCCTTCGTACTCACCCCATTTACCAGCGTAAACAGTAGAGCCGTCAGCTCTCTCAAAAATCTCATACGTTTCTGCCACGAGACTGAGAGAAGCGTTGTTAGGAGCCAACACGCTCTCCACACGGTTGTTCTCGACATCCAAGAACTGCCCAGTCGCCGTCACGGTCAACACTGACGGGTTAGCCGCAGTAGCTGCCGTAATTTTCCAGCGCCGGAGAATAGCGTCGTCGTCACGAACACGGACTTCAGCCGTACCAGCAGTGATACCGTCGGACAAAGCCGCCGGAACACCACCACTATAGTCTTCAGCTGTAGTAATGCTAGTAGCGCCAACAGCCGCAACAGCACCGGTATCAACCAAGTTGACGCCGTCTTCTTTAGAAACAAAGTCATTACGGAAAATAGGAATATCTTGATAGAAAAGCATAGGCTTCATATTACCAAGACCCTGCTGTTGAATTTGATACGCATCCGTACCACCGCCGGTGTTCCTCAAGAGAACACGTAGCGTCCGGATCTCACGAGCGTTCATCATCAAGAAGTCAGGACGACCAACCGTAATACGGTCAATCAGATTGTCCAAATCTTCGAGTGCGAACACACGGCCTGGGCGACCATTACGCGAAGATGAAGGATCATCCTCAACGAGCGCCAAAGTCTGAGTAGACGCGCCAGCATTGTAGAAAGGATGGTTGACGTCATCGACGTTGCCAGCTTCGGCTTCAAGAATTCTCTTCATGCCGTCGAATTTGGCTTCGATGCCGATAGGACCACTATTGGCTTGCGTTAAAGCGCCACCTGGAACCCTACGACCATTGATAATCGCGTTCATGTAGATACGTGCGATCTGCTTCGCTTTGGAAGAAATCTGTACCTGAAGTTGATCATTGTGATCAGAGAGTTGATCCTCGATTTGACCATCGAGAATGATGTCGCCAATAATAGCTGCTAGGTTAACGTTCACATTTTGGAACGTAGCACCGCCCTGAAATTTAGCCGCAGCTAGGGAAGTGCCGGGAGCCGCAAAATCGGCCTTAGCGAGAGTCGCTTCACGGGTGAAAGTATAGGCTAAGCCCTCAAACACCACGAACGGAAGATATTGATACCAATCATCAACCGTAACGATATCCTCGATAATGCCCTCAACCAGAAGGTTATTAGAGAGTTTTGCAGCTTCTGTGAGAGTCACAACTTGTGCCATTGATTAATTACCTCTGTCTAGGTTAGATACCGAACTTACCTCTTGTTGTCTTTACCTCGGAAACTAAACCTTTTAGACCGGCTTTAATCTTATCTTTTGACTTCATATCTTTCTTTTGGTCTTCGGTTGGTTGGGAACTCATTCTAGCACCATCACTGGCTTTATTAGGAGTTCCATGATAGACTTCTACCTTTTTATCTCCGAAGAAATTCTTATTTTTGGCATCACGAATGAGAGCCAGAGCTTCTCTTGTATCATTTGTGCCTTTTACCATAGCATCGGCAACTTCTTTCCATTGAGCTGGAATTGCTTCCATCTCTTTGTCAAGCTGCTCTCTGTAGTAGGCCAAATGACCCTCTAGAGAGCCCTTTACTTTGTCTAGCTCTGATTGTAATGCGACCTTCTCCTTATGAGAAGAGTCTTTGGCTGCTTCCAGTTGCTCTTCTAATTCACGAATTAGAGATTCCCGGTGAGCCAGCTTTTCCGACATGTCCCTCTTTTTATCTTCCTGCTCAGCTTTGATTTTGTCAAACTCAGCAGCTTTCTTTTTAAGAGGGGCATATTTACTATCGATTTCTTGAATAACAGACTCCAGTTTAGAATCCATTTGCTCTTCGAGATCTTTAGCTTTGGTACGATACTTACCCGCATCCTTGCGTGCGTCCTTAAGAGCTTTCTCGAAATCTTTGACCGTCCAATCCTTATAAGGACTGTCCTTGTCCTCTGCTGGTTCAGCGGTCTTCTTCTCTTTTCCCTCGTCCGTGGGTGGAGTAGGCTTTACAGTCTCTAAATCGACTTTTTTAGGCTCTCCATCCAACATATCGTTGTCAGCTTTAGCCGCTTTAGCATCAGCCTTAGCGCCTTCAGCTTCTTTTCCGAGGGTGTCAAGCAGATCTGGCATTTCGCCTCCTTTGGGGTCTACCCTGGTTTAAAATTAACCCTTACCGAGGTCTACTCGGATTTATTTCATACCCTGGTCCAGTAAGTCGATGCCCTCCTCAAACTGACCTGTCTTTTCTAAGAACATCCTGGCTCTAGGGTCTTTTAGTGCCCGCCGTCTTAATAGCTCTTCTTCCGGAATCCTGACCACCCTGATACCAATAATGGACTCTGGGCGAACATCGGCAGGCAAATCATCCGGATTTGGGATACTGATAGTCTTACTTTTTCCATAGAAGACTTTCTGTCTCCACTTTTTATGGAGTTTGATCATCTGATCTTCAGTGCCTTCGTCTATAGCGAAAGTAGCTGGAACAGTATCCAACACTAATTGATGAGTAACTGACATGCGATCCTCCCTTTAGCGGCTATTGCCGCTCTCTCCTCTTACTTCTGCTTTTTACGAGTATCTAGATTCTTACCTTTCTGTTTAGAACTATCTACAGAGTGTTTGGTACGATTGTCCTGACTCGACGCAGAAGGGTCTGCTCCCTTGGCTTTAACACTCGCATTGTACTGTGTCTGAGTCTCAGCAGCGTTATACTGTAGGCCCATAGCATCCATAGCCTTGGACTGCTTCTTCATCAACTCCAGCTCCCTATCCATTTGCTCCATTCTATCTTTGTGATATTGTATAATAAGCTCATCGATCTCATCGGGCGATTTATGCTTATATAGCTCATGAATAGCTCTGCGATCTCCCGACTCAATAATCTTTCTCTCCCCCTCAAGGAGGTTGATTTTGGTCAGAGGATCAGTAGGAAAATGGGGTTCTACATAGTTGATTTCTAGATAAGCATCCTCCGAAAAACGGTCAGAGCCAGAAGAATAGTGAGTATTCCACAACTTTTTAATGGTATCAAAGAGCTGTTGCTCCCTTTCCATAAATAGTTTCTGACGGCGAACGTTTTCTTCTAGAACACCAATCTTTTCCAGCATCTTGCTGAAACCAGACTCTTTTTGAGGTTGATCAAACGATCCACCTTTTGGATTTAAACCATGATTTACACGCACCCAGTCTTGAAATTGCTGGATAGTTTTGGTCAAACCAACGATATCTGCCTGGGGGTGGGCAAATTTGAAATCACCTTTTTCCCCAACAGCGATGGCTGTATCTGGTCCGATACTTGCTCCAACAGCGTTTGCATCTGCATTGCCGTCAGCAAAGAAACCAAAGCTATTATCGAATGTGCGAAACTGGGCTCCCTGACCAAATCTGGCTATAGCTCCAACGTGGCTGCGAGTAGCGGAGCCAGCCCTAAAGAAATTGAAGTCATCCACTGGCCTACCTCTACGGATAGAAGTGCCTCTTTCAACTCCCGAAAGAACTGGAATACCAAATGATTGGAACTTAGCAATATGGTTCAGATCCGTAATACGCATATTTATAGCATGATTTGCATATATAAGAGGCTCATTAATAGGTAGAAAATAATAATGAGCTGGATCAGAATTAAAGAATGGTACTGCGGGGATCATTCCATAAGGATTATCACCGTCATGCAGCGTTTTACCCTCTTCATCCTCTACTTTATGGGAGGTAGGTGACCAGTAGATAGTACTTATTTGTCCGTGTTTAGAACCACCAACTTTACCTACAGCTCCGGCACCAACGCCCGTAAGTTGTCCTAAAGGACCTCTTCGGGTCTGGCCCATTCCGCCTGCTCCTCTATTAAATCCCAAAAATCCTTGACCAAATCCGATCAATAATTCTGAAATATAATAAGGGCTATCTATATATTTGATATCATATACTCCACCGTGTAGCACATCTAGCTGGACTTTTCCCCCCTCATTCTTGGTTACTACCTGCCCGGTGGATTCATTAATAAATGATACTTTCAGTAGAACTGTACCTAAAAGCCTACACCATCTGTCCACCCTATCCATAGTTTGCAGATACCGGCTATCTCTCTGGATTCTCTCCCAAAGCTTCTGATCTTTTTTCAGAGGCTTACCAGTATTGCGACTTTTCACTGCATAGATAGGTGGCTCTCGGTACAAAATAGCAGTTTCATCTATAATCTCTTTAGTAAGATTAAGGGGCAGAATTTGCTGCTTTTCAGGATTCCTAAACTGCTTTAGTAGATCCAACCACACGAATTCGTCTTGGCGACCCTCATAAAAGGCTAAAGCAATTTCGGTGATCCACTGGCGATAATAAATATCTTCGTATAGATAGATACCTACTGTACCAAATCCAAATCCCCCTAGATAACCACCAGGATAGTTTTGAACACCGAGATTAAAGGACATACTTCCTCTCTCCTAAATTAAAGGGAGGGGAGTTGCATTGTTTTGTTCTGCCCGGTACCAGGTCTATCGAACTACAACCTAACTCCCCTTCTCCTAAAGTTATTTCTTTTTCTTTTTCAGGCTCTTGGCAACTTCTTCTTTGGCCAGAGGCTCGGGCATACCGACCTTCTCACCTTGATGAAGCTTTTTGCCACGATGCTTAAGCGCAAAAGCCTTATCCGAAACTTTACGTTTCTCTGCCATTATTTATCTCCTTTCGAAAGTTGACTATTATTGGCGAGCACCAGCCGCTAAACGAGCTTGAACCCTTGGTCCCAACTCATCTACCCAACCAGCGTCATCCGGAAGTCTTAGAACCGTTGCGGAAACAACGCGAACCTTACCAGCGGCGACATCGCCCGTATTCACCTCTTCAACTGCCACGAAACGTTGGCCCTCAAGAGCTGAATCGTCTTCGATGATCTGTAGTTCGTCACCAGCAATGAAACCTCTGTCGATAGCCTGAATAGACTCGCTAAAGGTAATGCGGAGACCAAAGTCACCACCACCAAAGTCTACTCTTTCAATATCTACATCGGCTTCCCAGGCTCTAGGAATCTTGGCCTCGAAAAAATCCTGACCCAGATCTCTTTCCTGTCTCCGACGCAGTCCTCTGATAGCCCCGTATGCGCCGCGAGAATCCTGGAGAGTTTCTTCTCGGAGATCCACACGCCTTCTGCGGGGAATATTGTCTCTAACATCATCCACAATTTTATGGAGTAGTTGAACAAGTCTACGTCCGACACCCATTATTTTTTACTCCTTGATTTCTTTAGATTTTTAGAATTCTCGATAATATTGTGCCCTTTTTTCTTAAATAACTCTTTATAAACATTGACAAGTTTATGAGCATCCACATATAGACTGCTTTCCAGAGCATCCTTGTTTTTAAGCGCTGTCAGGATTTTCTTCTTAGTAGAAGTCCTCGTTGGCCTAACTACTGGAGTCTGCTGAGTAGAGTTATCCGGGGTTTTATCTTTAGGAGAATTCTTCTTATCCTCAAGCATTTATTTTTTGCCTTTTTTCAAATACTTAGTCAAAGATTTATTCTTTGCTTGCGGGCCAACAGGAAGTGTTTCTTTATAGCCCAGATTTCCTGGTTTCTTTGACTCTTCCTTAAGACGAGCAGCTTCGCTCCTATAGAGAGCATTGGCAAACGCTGAACCAGGACCACGGTCTTTCATAGTCTTAGGCTTGACTTTTTCAGTCTCTGCCTTATAAGCCTTAGTTCCTGGATTTCCCTGTTGTTTGCGGCTTTGCCCCCTATGTTTCAGCGTACTCTTTCCTGTAGCTTTATCTGCACGTTTGGGCATTGTTTATTCCTCGTATAAGTCTTGAACTAAACTATATACATAAGTGTTAATTTCTTCAAATTTTTCTTCTGGAAGCTTGTTTCCCCAATCGAAGAAGCGATATTTGTGAGCCATGAGCAATAGTAACTTACGTTGCATATCCGCATCGCCCTGCACAGAACTAGGCAGGTTGGACTTGATAAGCCTAAACCTTCCGTTCACATATATCACTAATTTGGGGATGGGATCTGGCATACTTAGGCTCCAACAATTATTACTTTCCCCGAAGAACCAGCAGTTCTCGTTATTCTCACATGTTTAACTAGATGATCACCAATGGCGTCTCCATAAGTAAACAGGGCTGTGAGGCCTGTAACTACTTGGGTCCACCGAATTCCGTCCAAGGATACATCTACCGTAATAGTCATACCGGTTGGGGGCTGAACAGTGATCTTTGTCGCTACGACATCAAGTTTTACCTTGTCGGAAGTAGTGACCGCGTCTAGTTCTACTGTCTGATGAAAAGCTGTCGGGTCAAATCTTTGACGTATCATACGTCTATTTTGAATAATACTGTCAGTCATGTTTTTTCCTTTTACTTGGCTTAAATTACTGGAACTGCTCCTACATAACCGGAATCATGGAGCAAATATACCAATAAATACCGGAGAGCATCCAAGGGTCCGTCCGTTTTACCGTCCTTTTTATATCCCTCTTTCAGCAATCCTCCTTGGGTTTCTGGCGCAGTGGCAGTTTCTAGGGCATAAATAAGACTTTCACATCTCTTATGTACAAATAGTTTAGGATATGTTATGGGAGTTAATCCATCTTCCTCAAAGAGTATTTTCCCCTTCTCATCTATGACAGGGTACTTACACCAGAGGCGGATCAGGTCACAGCCCGTCTCTATCCTTTGCTTCCTGCCTGTGGGATAGATTCCCCAAGAATTTAAATCATCCCAGGCACTTCTTCCAGCCAAATCTTTTTGTTTGCCCGCAATATCAGCTACAACTACTTTTATTGCCCCTCCTAATTTAGCATCCATCTCTAACAATTGCTTCGCTTGGGCATGAACTGTAGTTTGAGCTTCTGGAGGGACAAACTCATCGAAAATGAAAATATTTAAGTTTCCATCCATTTGGGCGTAGAGAGTAGTACATGGTGTAGAATAGTTAAAGTCCATGCTGGCGTAAACTTCCGGATTATTGGGCTGTATGATATTTCCACCAAAGTCTTCGTCTATAAGCTGTGTGTCGAAATTAAACTCTGGAAAGGTTCTATCAGAAACAGCCGTAAAATCTGCCAGATACTCCTGACGAAACTTCAGCGGCGGTAGAGTCAGTCTAGCCGCATCAATCTCAGCCCTATCTAAATATCCCCCTTCTTCAGTAGTGTTGGCATAAGAGGTAAACTTGTATGAAGACCAGTCAGAGATAGCAATGTCTTCTTCCGATAGTTCTGAATCTGCTTCTTCTAAAGCATTGCGTACAAATTCACCTTTTTTGCCTAGCTTATACCACTCATAAAAGTGATTACGGCCCCTAGGAGTAGAAATAAAGATAGCTGAACCTTTTCGGTCAGTTAAACAGGGCCGAAGCTCCTGGTTCCATATATCTTCTCCTTGCTCTTCTAGAGCAGCCTCATCCCAAATTATGAGATCAACAGCATCACCAACTAAAGAGGTTCGGTTGGTGCAGGACTTGCCCCTAAACTCACTTCCGTTGTTTAGGGTAACAAACCGGTGATACATGGACTTACTCTTAGCGAGCTTTAGTTCATTTACCACCAAATGATAGAGTTCTTTAAAGACCCTATCCGTGAGTCCGTAGTCTTTAGCTACTACCCACACCTTTCGTCCCGGCTGTAATAGTACTGCCAGGGCGATAAGTGTACATAGCATCGACTTCCCAAACCTACGTCCGCACGCTACTACCTTAAACCGAGCTTCATCATTGCAAATCAGTGCCTGCTTAGGAGTCAGGGGGCCAATTTTAGAAGAAACAAGCTTAACGCCCTTAGCTTCTAGAGTTTTGACCAACTCCTCAATGTGCAGCTCATGTAATTTTAAAGGTTCACCATACTCAACGTAGGCTTCCATTCCTCATCCTTACTTAGACTTCTTTTTCCCTAATACCACGCTCGTCAACTCGTCTTGCAGACTTTCAGCCCCTTTATCTTTATTTTTACCGAACACATCAGCCTCGATCTTAAAGTAAAGCTCTGCGGCTTTCATATCCTGGCGTCCATCTGCCGTAGCTTTCTTATATACGCCCTCAATAACTTTCGCTTTATGGAAGTTATCGAATAAATTAGCATACTTAATGCTACCATACACAGCGTCTTGCCAGTCTTTGGCCTTAGTCCACCTACGAATAGTGTTATATGTAGGAAAAGTTGCCTGAATTAACTTTTTAACCTCTTCGTCGTCTTCGAATTCTAACTCGATTCTCTCTTTCAATACCTCAATTTGGTTAGTGAGAGTAACTTTAGTACCCCCTAACACCTCTTTGACCAGGTCGTTGGCTTGAATTTCCTGTAAAAATAGCTGTACAACACTCCAGCCGTCTTTAGATAGGTTTCTAAGGCGCTTTTTAGCTGCCTCTTCACTAGCATTCACTGGAATTTCGGCCAATTTTACATCTTTTTGCTTACTTTCCGCCATTTTTCTTCCGGTATGGGTTAGAAAGAGAGGAATTTTTCATAATTTCCGTCATTGAAGGAACTTTTCGTTCCTCCTTTTTCTTCTGAACACTCTTTTGGTGCTTGACATAACGCCCTTTTTCGTCGTACTTCCGCTTATTAGGCGCTACGGACTCGGGTGGAAAGCGGGTCTCACCCTCTTCGATGCCTAATTTTACACGATTAGGCTTCTGCCGCTCAATATGTAATTCGTCTGTATCGATAAGCTTATCTGGCTTCTCAATATCGGTAGGTTCCGAGTATCTAATAGACCCTCTGTGGCGAATCTTAGGCATCCTGGGCTTTCCTTTCCTTCGCTGGACGCTTACTAAGCCAATATTTAGTCAACCAAGCTGTAAACACCGAGCGGGCTAGGTCCCAAAGGATCATAACACCCAAAAATTCATACCACTCCACTAATTCGCTTCCTCTAGGTGGGTCTGAAACCCCTTCTTCTACAATTGATAAACTAGCAGGGTCCATCTGGACTCTCTACCTCCTTAATAAAAACCGATTATTACGTATTTTAGAGTTTTTGGCTGTATCTTTGACCAAGATATTGCCGGTAATAGTACACTTTTCCACACGTACATTATTTCCTACGATATGGACATCACCAGCAACCACCACATGTCTTAAAATGGCGTTAGTATTGAGCGTCATGGCGACTCCTTACTTCTTTTTGGTTATACTACTGGTGATAGGAGTACCTATTCCCTTGCCCGTAATAACACACCCCGAAGGAACACGAATCCCTTTAGATGTATAAATTCCAGGGCCTAACTCTAGGATACCTCCCCCTAAAGCACTTAGTATCTTTAGGGCTCCGTCTATCATACGGGAATCATCACTATTTTTTGAAGGATCTAACCTAATTTTCATAATAATTCTCACAAATTGTCGGGGGAGGGACCAGCAATACTAGCCCCTCCACCCAACAGACGAGGAGGAAGTTACTTAGGCTTACTAAGTAATGGGAGGAATCACATGAGAGTAACCGAAGTTACCCTCGTCTACCTCCCGTACCTCATATCGGAAAATGAATCAAAGTCCGCAGGGCATACAAACAGCTTTTTATCATGCGTAAACAGTACTAGATATGTAATCCAGTCAGGATTGGATAATCCTAGGGGCTTAATGATACTCGGAATGATCAATTCAGCACCCACAGACTCTAGAGCTAGTTTTTCCTCTATAATATCTTCAGGTCCGTATACATCAGGTCTTTTTAATATACCTATCTTGCGGTGAAGACCGCCGATACTAAGAACCATCCTGTCAGTATACTCTTTCTCCGTTTTACAAATAGGGGATATTTCTAGCGAATGTGCGTCTTTAATGGGGATTTGGACTTGATCTTCCGGATTAGGAAGGACTTTTTTCAAGGATTTCTTGAATGCCATAGTTGCCCATTATCCAAATAGCATCTTTCTGCTAAGACGGCGAAATTCTTCTATAAGTTCCGCTCTCAGTTCCTTTATGAATCTATGCTCTTTAAGGGAAATTATTTTGGCCTGGGTGTGGCTAGAGAGTATTTCATCACAAAGTTCTATGGCCCTAGCTAATTGGTTTAGGCCTGGGCAGTCAACTATCGGCTTCATTGTTAATCCGTCTTCAGGTGGGGATAGATACGAATCAAATAAAGTGTTACCTGTGAGCAGCAGAAAGCCGCAAGAAACAGGCTAGGAGGACAAGCTAACCACCCAGGCACATGTCCTTAAAGATGCCTCTATAATAAGGGCAATACTTATACATAGTTAAACAAAATAGTAACAATTGTTCCTGTAAAAAATGTTACTTATTGTTTTTCTCTTTAATTTCACGCATTTCTGAAGTCAGGGAATCAGATAGCATTTCGGTCAACCAGTCCCTAAATTGTTGAATTTCCTCAACTCCTGAGACTATCACGTTGTTTTCTAGCATAACGGCAGGTATCAGGGACCCATTTTTCCAATCTCTTTTAGCAGCCATGTGTACTAGAGGTTTATCTTGGTTTGGGCTTCCAGAGAATTTTAAAGAATCCTCATTTTGCCACTTTCTATACTCTATAAGTCCATGGATACGATCTGCTTTATCTTCAAATTTTTTCTTTTTCTTGAGTAATCTCTCAGCCTTATTCATACCTGCCACTCTTTCCTTTTCCTGTACTTCATATAGTCTATAGTATCTACCGAACTTAAATGCCATCCTTCAAATGTAGCATCATAATGTATGCCTGTAAGTGTAGGATGTGTCATTCTTACTCTATACTCTTGGTTACCCGACTGAGGAGACCAAGAGGAATCTAATACCATACCTATAGCCTCAGACCAGAAGTTATACTCCGGATGGCCGGAGGTAACTCTCACAAAATCCCCAAATTTAAACATTAATTTTCTCCTCCAGCGTCTTGTTTATATGGTCCTGAAATTCTTCCGGTAAGTCTCTGAAGGGTATCTTCCTGAATTTCTTACCGCAATCTCCGCACCATAAGTCTACCATGTGGTTGTCGTCTCTTAAATCTACTCCCCATTCCAATTTATCAGGAGTATGAAGCCCGCTATTACTGTTGGGGCACCGCTTTTTGCCCCTATTTACAACCCGATAGAATCGGGGTTTTTTAAGATAGGGGTGCCTAGACTTCTCACAAGTACCCTTAAGATCATCTAAGATATCGTCTTTGCTCATTTTTTATTCTTCCTCATATACCCCAAAGTGTCTCTCTTAATGTATTTAGGTCCTACGCTTAAGATGGGAGCTACTTCACCAAAGCCGAAGGAAAACAGTTCCTCGTTCCTGGGCTTTAAAAGTACTGTATAGCTATCAGGCATATGTACGCCTTCTGGATTCCCGTACTCACATGATATAACTGTACCAGAAACCCACTTAGTATTGGGTCCCTTGTGATTGCCCGGAAAGAATACCTGTACTTTCACGCAATCTCCATTATAATATCTAATCATAGCGGCAATATTGTCCTATAAGCTTCTTCAGACAGTGTTGGCAAATCTCACATTGAACAGTAGTATCATCTCCAAAAACTGACCCAAAGCCTCCGGTAAAGGCTACAAAATGGATCTCCTGCCATTCATATGTATCGTCAGGAGTGATCTCTTTCTTACATACATCGCAAATAACACTAACTGTATGTATTCGTTCTACTTTTGTTATCTTAGTCTCTTTCTTAATCATTTTAGCCTCTATCTGGGTATGCCTGAGCAATTAAAACGCGATACAGAGCAATCTGGTGCATCTCAGGGGTATATCTAATAGCCTTTAGCTTTCATACAATCTTCTACCAATAAGTCCACGAAGGAGTTTATACTCTCCTTGGTCCAGGGAGCATCTGGCATCCGTTCCTTGAACTCTTCCATAGGAAATTTCTCTGGCCAGCCTTCAGTAACTTCATAGACACACTCTAGGTTATCTATAGATTTAGAAAAGGAATCTATTGACTTGTCTAACTCGCTGGTAGCCTTAAGTAGAAAACATCCTAAAACCACTAGGGCTAAAAGTGGAATTAACGCATATTTTGTCATTTTTTACTCTTCCTATCAACCATATAGTTCAACAAGTCTATTTTTAAGTAGTATTCTGCTACAGCCACCGTTGTATGTCCTGTATCCTGGTTGATCACAGGGGTTATTATATAGCATCGTGTTACGGGGTAAGCTTCTAGGATCTTTACTCTATGGACTGTACCCTCCTCGTCCGTATATAAAGCACTATCTCCCTCTTTAAACTTCACTTCTTTTTACCTCGCTTCATATAAGTCATTACATTTAAAGGCCTAATTTGATCAGCGGTTAGGTATATTCTTTGTGTACCTCTCTCATCTGCCTTGAATTCTATCAAATAGAGATTATTCTTCTTGGTAGGCTCTCTTACTACTGTTCCGATATACACCTGCGGGCTAAACTCATATCCCGTAGACAGCTTAATCTTGTCTCCTACCTTATATTTCACTGTTTCTTCCTTTTCATATACTCTATAGTATCTGCCAGCATAAGGTCACTTTCTTTGCAGCAGCACATATTCATGCGGCGGCCATCCGAGAATTCTACCGTATACTCCTGATATAGAGGGAATCCAGAATAGGGAGATTTAGTGGTCCTTATACCTGTAATCTTCCCCGTTACTTTCCTGCCCAGGTAATCAAAGTTTACTCTATCTCCCAACTGAAATAGGTGTAACTTTTGTTTCCAACCCACTATTCTTCCCTTTTCCTTCTCATATATTTCATATAGTCTATAGTGTCATATTTCATTTCTTTCTCGTGTAAGCCTATCCGGAGGCCGCGACCACCCGCTCGGGGCGGGCCTTGAACCACATAACAATCTGGAGCAAATTGAGAAATAGCCACCACTACCCCTACTCCTTTAAGCCTCTGACTATTAAATCTAACCCTATCACCTAACTTATACTTATTATTGCTCACGAGATTCTTTGCTCCGTCTCATGTAGGTAACTGGGTTGGCGTGGGAGAACATGTAGCCTCTCATCTCTACACACCTGTCAAAACACCCATCTGTAAATAACACCCACCAGTAGTCTTCACCTATATACTTAGATAGGGTACCAACCATATGGCCTTTACCCCACTTGAATTTGATCTTATCCCAGGGGTTATCTAATTCTATTTCATAGACAGGAGTCCAAAAATAGTTTATCTCTACACGTCGCACTTTGCCCCTTACTATTCTAGCTCCAGCTTCATCTATTAAGTCTCTCATGTTCTTATTTTCCCCCTCTACTAATAGTAGCGTACTTATACATAATTGAATAATAAGTATTCGTAAAGCACTCTAGTTTTAACCTAGTATTGAAATCATTGGGAATTTCTTCATGAGAAGAGTTACTGGTTGGTAATAATAGTTCCCCCAGGTTTTTAGTACTACTCTCAGAATTCAATATGGGTACCCTATTTCTATTTTACTTTTTGGGTATAAGGTACAATTATTCCAATGGTTATTTTAGGTTTGTGTGTGAGTTACCGGATGGGACCCTGGCATGGTCTTTGCATTACGAACCGTACCCCTTACATTACTATACACCCCTATACACCTATATACATATATAGTCATTTTAATTTATTGCAATATACGTACCATTATACTTACTTCAATTGGTATAGTTATTGCTTATGGTAACTATAGTTACGCTTCTAGGCCCGCGCTATTTGGCACAAAGCCTGCATTACCATTCAATAACTATGCCTATATGCTGGTATATATCTTGCTTACCCTATTGGTGGAGTATATACATATAATCATATAATAATCAATAGTTATAAATACACTAATTTATTAGTATATAGGCGTATATTGGTAACTATAGTTACGTATATAGTGGCATAGGTCTTGCAAGGGCGGGCTAATAGATCATATAGCCATATATAGGGGTTAATATACATATATGGTAGGGTATATATAGGGTAGTAGTAATATTTATTCATGAATATATAGAGAGTTGGCATGGTACTTGCAACCGGTACTCATACCCCTACTACTAAACCCCTATACTACTAACTAACCCTATATGTCAATAGGTCTATATCTACCTAACCCCTATTTGACTTGTAAGGGGGTTAACTGGTATAATGGGGGTAACCTATAGGATAGGGGGTTAATATCGTGTTAAGGGAAATTATAGGGTTAGGGTTATGCGTTTTAGGGGCTTCATTGTTTTTTGTTGCCGCGATAGGTGGTCTTTGGGGCTTGTTTGTTTTGGCGCTAGGTTGAACGTTTAACCGTTGAAATAGAGTAAATTTTTTTAACTAGTAATATCCACAAGTTAGGTCTTATACACGTAAGGCCGTAACATACTAATTTTATATGTTTATTTGAGTAGTTTTTAACAAGCCGGTTTGACATTTCCCAAGGGTGGCGCTATAATAAGTATAGACACTAGGGGGAAACAATGAAACAAAGTTTAATCATAATAGCAAGTGACAAGGCAAAGGTTATACGCAAGATTGAGAAAAGCGAAGCGGAGCATGGCAAAGAACAGAAAAAACCTCGCCAAAGGTTGGACGTTATAACCATCAATGGGAAAAGGCGCGTTATAGTGCGCCAAGATTAAGGGTTTGAACATGAAAAGACTAGTTGAAAGGTTTAAACATTGGCTAGTTGTTTTTCGATTACGTCGGGCCAATTTGACAAGGGCAAAGCGGTTAATTAAAGCCGGTTACTAGGTCAACCGTTTTGCTATCAGGGCTCTTTGTGCAATGCAGAGAGCCCTTTCTTTTGTTCTTTTTCTGCTTTTTCCGCTTCACTATTTTCACTATAACAAGTTATAAATTTTATGGGGTACCTTGGCAAGGGTTAAACGGTTTAAAGGCCTTAGAAAGCAATCTGAATAATAGTTAAATGGTTGAAATCATAGAGAAAGAGCCCCTAACAAGGCAAATAACTAGGGGCTCTGATTGCTAAGCTTGAAAAGGGTTAAACGGCCTAGCAACAGCACCAAAGGCGCTTTGCTCCACATTTCAAACAAGGTTGAAAGTAGAGAGGTTGACACATAGGGCAAGCGTACCGGAAAAGGCCTTTTTCCGCCTTTCCCCCGCATCTACTGCAAACTGTCAACGGTGGTTTTTGCAAAGGGCTTTCCGTTTTGGGGGTGTCAATTCGCATTGTTTCGGGCTCTGTTTTGTTTATCTCTTTATGACAGGGGCAAAGGTTAGAATCTTGCGCGGCTTGGTTTTTACAAGGTAGCCAACTATTCCCAAGGTTACCTATAACCCTGTCACTTGCCTTGCAGCGGTTTTGCTCTTTATAATTCTTATTCCAGTTTGCATTCTTTAAAGCCTGTATCCTTTCCTCTTCGTTGTCAATCCAGGATATGCGTTTTTTGTTTTTCATGGCGTCACCTTCCCTTTGTTTACTATGTTACTGATAGTTGTTTGGTAGATTGTTTCAACGGATAAATCGTGTATCATGTTGCGTTGACGTTCGGTAGGGTAATGCCCTTGCTTCTCCCATATCAATAAAATTAACTGTTCTTTTAGCAATTCCATCGCCATATCAAACCTATCAATATAATCCTGTTTTGTCATTGTGTGCCCTTTCCTATTTGAAAAATTGTTTCTGTTGTTCAGTTAATTTTTTTACTCCGTGATACACTAGGCCTATGCGTTTTTCTCCGGTTATGGCTGGCATATCATCAAGATTACCGTTAATATAACCGGCTTTTTCCCTTGCCGCATGGCTAGCAAAAATTCGGGCAATGGGGAGCATTGGGTTAATTATGTCGTCATGTTTGCCGCCCATTGATTGCACTAGGTGAAAATTTGACGGCAAAGCGTTAAAATCAACAATAGTGAGCGCTTTTGTGTATCCATAGAAAATTTTATTCGGCAAGGCCTTTGCTACCTGCACCCATTGTTGAAAATAGCGCAGCGAATAGAAATCTCCGCTGTCATGTATACGTACTATAGGCCTTTTGATTTTTTCGAGTGACTTGATTACATGGCTTGCAAAGTTATCAAGGAAAGTGCAAGCGGTATTCCAGGCCCTAGCCGCTTTGACAGTATTCCACCTGTATGATCCTTGCAAAGCGTAACATATCCCCCCGCAAGTGCCCGCGCTAGGGCAAGTTAGACAATATTTTTTCCCGTCAATTGTTTTTATACTCTCTTCTAGCTCAAGGTTTTCCCTTGCGTCATGTTTTGCTTGATGGGTCGCAGGTAAACTACGAATATTGTCCAACAAGATATTAAGTGGAATTGCAAAAGCTTGTATACCAAAACTAACCGCGTCCAGCTTACTAACTTTTTTGTTTTCTTTGCTGATTTTAATCATTGTTTCCCCCCTTTTTGCGGTTGATACCGTTGATTAAGTCAACCGCTTTTTGAGCGGCTTGTCCTGCATTGACTAGTAAACGTCTATCATCTTTGAGAGCCCTTAACCAATTGGCAACATATGCGGCTTGGTTTTTTTGAAGGTCCGCGCTATCAATACCGCATTGCATACATAACAAAGCCGCTCCGATTTCAGCTATTAGTTCCTCTTTGCTATAGCTATCAGAACCAAAACCATTAACCGCGTTTTGCTCAAACCTACCTAGTCGGTTAGGGTGTCCAGTACTATGGGTTAACTCGTGAAACAATGTTGAATAGTAACCGTCAACAGAAGTAAAGCGGCAAGGTTCAGGCATGTTGATATAATCGAGGGCGGGGGAATAGCAAGCTATATCGCCACTATGCCTAATTTCAGGCTTGCCTAGCCAATTATTAACCAGTTTTTCCGCTTGTTCTACTGGTTTGAAATCAAGCCCTTTGTCTTGTGGAATTTTGCTTTCTGGTATGTTTTCGCATTGATCCAGGTTGAAAGCGGTATAATATCGAACACAAGGCACCTTGCAAGGCTTGCCCGTGTCTTTGTCAGTACTGTCAAACCATTTCCAAAAAATAATTGGAATACCCTTTTCACCTTTCTTTACATTTCCGCCTAACCGCTTGGCTTGTTTGAACGTCAACCAAAATGGTGAATTAAACCCCTCTTTAAAGGTAGTTAGAAAGCAAACTATGGCATTAATCCCCCTATAAGGTTTTCCGGAAATCAGGTTACAAGGTGATTTCCC